AAAGAACTGTAAAGTCCACTTGTCGTTGTTCCTAAACTAGAAGTTACTTCCATTTTATATGCTGTAGTAAATCCAGACGGAGTTGAACCAGTATCTTGAGTTCCAGTTGCACTGAAACCACTAAATCCACCTATCAATCTAAATCTGTCTACTGATTTTACAGTTTGTACAGTAGTAACAGTTTCACTCGTTCCTCTCTGAGCCACTTGCATAGCGCCATTGATAATCATGTTTCTGCGTCCAAGATTTACTGTATCAGCAATCTTTGCAGTAGTGATTGCATCAGCAGCAAGTTTATCTGTTGTTACTGCACCGTTAGCAATATCAGTTGCAGTGAGAGTTACATCACTGTTTAAAAGTTCAGCAAGATTTTTTGAATTACTAGCCATTATAGTTGATACCTCGCCATGATTTCTGATAGATTAACTGGTGCAAATGTAAGTGTTAATGTGTTTCCACTAATACCATAGTCTGTTGTTGGTTTCAAAGCAATACCGTTATAGAAAATGAAAGCATTGTTTGCAGTAACACCAGAGTTACTTAAACTAAATGCAACAGTTGAACCATCACCAGTGAATGTATCATATTGCCAATCTGTACTTCTACGAATAACTCCACGAACACCAAAATGTTTTGCTTCAATCTCAGCACTCGCATCTGGGGCTGAGGTAAATGTAAGTGTGTTTCCAGAAATGGTGTAGTTGGTTGATGACTTCTGAAGAATACCATCAACGAAAACCATTACAGAGTTCGCTACGGTTGGTGTCTCTGAAAGAGTGAATGCAACTGTTGATGCATCACCAGTGTAAACATCTGTCGTAAATGATGTAAGGTTTGCAGCAAGTTCGTTTGCACCAACTGAACCTGTTGGTGGTTTAATCTGATATGAACCAACACCTCTATGCACCACATAGATAGAAGCAGTCGAAGCGACTGATCCTTGGAATTCTAAAATTCTTGGTTGCTGACTTGCATTCTCGTGAATCACATAAGCAACTTCTGGTTCTTGCACCACGTTATCCAAAACCACAAGCAAGTTCTCTGTGTTTGAGCCAGGAATGTCTATTGACAATTCATACGCATTTGTGTATGTTACTGAACCAACAGTAATGTTGCTCAAGTCTGAACCAAGAAAGTCCTCTTTAACAAATGAAGGGGAAATCCTATTTAAATGTGGTACACCAATATAGTTGGACATATTTTACCCCTTATGTAACATCTTCTAGAATTGATGCAACAACATCTGTAGTTGCCGCCGAAGCATATACTTGCACCTTATCGTCACCGTTCAAAACAATCTTCTGACCTGATACAACTTTCAATGCAGAACCAACTGGAACTGGAGCATTCTTTACAATATGATAGGACGCAGCTGCACTACTATCATATATCAGAACTGTCACAGTTGAGGCAGATGTTCCTGTGTTTGCAATATCAAGTTCGATAAGAATTGAATTGACAGCAGAACCATTATTTGCAGTATAGACATCAGTTGGCGAACCAGAGTTCGTACTAACACTTGTTGCAAAAGCATTTTTGAAATTGTTTGCCATTCTATTCTTTTCCTTTTATACTATTTATAATCATCATCCAAGAGCGATTGCAAGAGCGATACCAAATCCCTCAGTCGCAATCGTTCCGCCAAGATTTGGAAGTGTTAACGAACCTGTCATTCCACCAGAAGAATCTACGATATCTCCATTAATACCAAGGCCAGTATTTGTTGATGAAAATCTTGTCGTTCCATTATACTGAACATCAACACCAGTAACACCGTTAACGAGAACATTTCCACCACCACTCATGGAAATATCTCCACCGCCGGTGATTCCAATGTCTGTGGTTGCAGTTACATCAACATCATTGTTACCAGTGATAAGAAGATCACCAGTACCATTATGATTTACATAACTGTGTGAGCCGTCATGGTAGATTTGCAAATCGTCATCATCGCCAAATTTAATTCTTTCACTGCCTACTCCTGTAGAGTCATCAAAGTCAATGACTGTTGGAAACATAACAGTGCTAAGAGCAAGTTCAAGTTGTT